CATCAGATCACGCCAATGAGATTCACTGTAACAGTGCTAACCCCAGGCCGCACCTGCGTTAATTGTGGTGGGCTTTCGTACCTGTACTTTGCTGGCGTCCCTGATTCAGAAGAAACAGTGCCTGCAGGGGTGTTGATCTGACCGCCCATGCCACTGTGATTTACGCAGTAGTAATACAAGGTTGGAGCGTCTTTGGCGACTTTAATTCGTGTGTACGCCCCAGCACTGCCCGCAGTCCCAAAGGTTGTTACGCCTGTTGTGTAAAGAGCACCACTGCCATGAGTACCATCGCTTGTCGTACTAAGGCGCAACGGGTGGCCAGAGTTTGACGAGTCTGATTGGCTAAACAGATAGACAGTGCCTTCAGTCAGCGTCAATGTTTCGTTATCTGTTGACGATCCATCGATCCGATACCTATTGCCACCACCAGAAGCCGCAACTGTCACAACAAGTGTCACAGTTGGGACTCTTGAAGGCTCTGAGCGCAAGGCATCAGTGTTCCCGCTCCAGCCGCCCAAAGACCCGACAGGCAAATCAAAAGTGCTGAAGGTGCCTTTTGTTTCGTCAAAATGGTCAAGGAACAGTTCTGCTGACGCATCGCCAATGTTGACGTAAGACAACTGCAGCTTCACATTGGTGCGCTCGCTGCCGTACAGGATCCGTGTCTCAGCGCCGCTTTGCGAGTTGAACGTTTTGACCGGATAGCTACCAGGCTCAAAAGCGCGACTGGTTGGAACGAGCGAAGGGAAAGCCATTAGCTAGGTCTAATTACAAATGATCCACTTTCTATCAAGTGGGCAAGCTTGCTGCTTCCATCATCGTTGCACGGGTGCTCTGATGCAACGATGTCCACAGTGCCTTCCTGCGAGAACGTCAACTGCTCAACAACATAAACGTTTTGGGATACCTCAGGATTGGTTAACGTAAAAATAGAACTGTAGAAAGCTGAATCAGTAACAACGCCATTGCTTACGTTTATCGTTCCAGATTGCACATCTTCTGAATTAGTTTGAAAATAGGAGACGCTGTACTGACCGTCGCTTAAAGGCGTGACACTGGTGACTTGACCAGTTGAGCTAATCGACCCGTTGTTGGCAGAACTGTATGGGCTCGATTCTGTAACGACCTTGATAAATGAGCCAGCCTTTAAATTCAACCCGTGGACTGTTGTTGAGAAGCTGATGGTGTGAGTAACTAGCTGCCTTAAGCCAAGAAAATACTTAGCAACTTTTACTGCATGGTTTTTAGATGTGCAAAACTGCGTCAAATTAAATTGCTCTTGAGGCAACAGATCAATGTTTGGATCAAACTCGCCCAGACTTGGAATTTTTACTTCTACAACTCTTTCTTCTGGTAATTTGTTTTTAGCCTCTTGCCTGTAGCGCACAACCGCTTTAAACGGCCTTCGCTCTTCTGAACTTAGGTAATCAATTTTAAACGAATCTTCAAGAATATTCCCAGCAGTAAAAAACTGATTAATCTCGACAGGGCCTAGGTTAATTGCACCGCTGTCGTGAACATAGGGTATAGCAGGCACCAACGAAAACTTGCCATCTGAAAGCACAAAATTGCATAAAAAGTTTGGAGCTATATCCATAATAAATTGACGCAGATTTGTCATGTCGCCAACAACACCATTGAAGAAAAGTTCTTGTTTTTCTAGAAACCTAGAAGTTTCAATCAACAAATCTTTGTCAACTATTGATGGGTTGTCAGATGTCATGTGCAAGACAGCCCCCGCCCCACCCATCTGATCAGTCAGCAAGTAAAAAACTAGATCAGTAAACAGATTGCTTGGGCCTTGAGATTGGCTCCCGGCCCCGTAAACGTTTAAGTTCGGGTGCAGCCTTTCGACTTGTATGCCGCTGCCCAACCATGTCCTTAGCTGATCAAGCTGCGTAAAGTTTCGACTTGCCCGCAGGGAAAGCCCTGCCAAAGTCAAATCATTAAAAGTTGGTTTCTCTTCATTAGGCAGAATTTCATTAACATATACAACCTGATGCTCAGGCTCAGAGGCATTAGATTTTTGCACCAAATTTCTATAAAGACTAATGTCTGCATATTGGCTTTGTTCTTCAAAAATTACGTCGCCAGTAAACGTAGCGGTTAGATCAACAGTTTCCCTTTCGGCAATCTTTCCTCTAAAACCAGTTGAAGCATAAACGGTTCGATATGGATTAGTTGTTGAAATAATCTCTAATGCTTCAAATGTGTCCCCAACGTCCCAGTTTGCATTGGTACTACCCCCACGCACAACGGTGATAGTTGGCTCGTTCCAGCCCTGAGTTTCACCTGAAAAATGATTATCCTGTTGTTTCACTGTTGCAACAAATTTAATACGAATGCTTTTTGATCCTGGCGCTGTATAAGTTCGCTCAGCATCTCTGCTTTCGCCAATGCTGTAGCTGTTTGCACTGCCGAAAAGCTGATAGTAAAAAGCTTGATTTCGACCAGGCACAGTCGGAATACTCGTCATTCCCGTGACTCGAAATCTTTGCCCTGACGATTGCAACGTTCCAGCAGGATTGTTGTTTTTAAATGGATTTGAGTCGGAGTAAGCAGTGGTCCCGTTTGGGAATACGGCTGTTGAACCGTTCCCGCGCTTAACTTCAAACTCTTGCCCAGCACCAAAATCCGTAGAGCTAAATACAACCCTGGTTGCTATTGGAGCCCAAGTTGTAGTCTTGCCGTTATCACGAGCGTAATGGTCTGAAGGTAATTCAATTTTTTCCAATGTCCATTGAATAATTACAAAACGATCTACATTGCTTGAATCTACATATTCTCTTGTTGTTGCATTAATTGTTGAACCAATACCAGCCGGATGCGTGTCTGAATTGCCTGCAATTTCGTAAGTCATTGCACCATTTCTGCCAGCTGTCGCGCCACTAAGGTTCGATATGTTTGCAACTTTCTCGATAGCACTAACCTGACTTTCAGGGTCAGGGCCATCCTTTGGCAAAGTTAATTCTCTTGTAATAACGCTTGGAATTGTTTCCGACCCTGAGCTTGAAGCGGCTCTTGGGTTTCTGATAAATTCTTTGTTTAGGCGTAAAGACAATTTTGTTGTTAAAAAACCAGCCGTTATGACAGTAAAAGATCCAAGCCCTGGCACGTTAAATTCCCTGGCAACTTCTTTTAAAGTGCTTGAGTTCTCTGCTGCTGCCGCTGATAATTGAATAAATTCTTGGTCATCTGATACAGCACGCAGTTCAGCGCCTGGCAAAGGCACAAGTTTGTATTCAAGCTCCTCTTGTGCTGGGTGCCTTATCTGAATAAAGTTGTATTGAGAAACTTGCTTGCGGCCTACAATTACAAAATATGGGGACATTTGCTGAAACTCAAAGCTGTCTCCATTTGCATCAAGACCCGCTTTTCTTACATGTAAATGAAAGGCTGACGACCTGGCAATTGAAGAATTAATTGTTCCGGTGTTTACTGTTATATTGTCTCGCCCAAACTCTGCTATCTCCTGACTTGTTGGCAGTCCAGGGAAAGAGCACAGCCCTTGCAGGTTTTGATAAACTGAGCTTTTAATCCCAAGCTCAGTAACAATCGCGGGCCTGTTGTTTCGTACTGTGCCCGTGACAATTTTAGTAAGAGGGAAAAACCCTGCTCCGACACCTGCTAAGTCATCGATGTAAACTTCTGGCGCTATAACTTTGCTTTCGCTAACAATGCCTATTTTCTTCTGCAATGATTGATCCGTGTCAATACATACAAGATTGATCAATTGATCTGTTTTTGATTCGTCAGGATTAAAGCGAGCCAAACTGCGCCTTCTTACCTTCCATGTCGTGCCGCCAATTGCAAAAATCTCGCCGATCTGCATCGCATCGTCTGCCGCTAACTGCTCCGATCGAACTGTTGAATTAATATCATCAACCTTTTCACCAGCCTGATCTTTTCTACCTTCATAAGCGTCTGAAGGAATTTCGGTTGCAGAAATCCTGAAGTTTATTTCGTCTTCTTTTGCTACGTCTAGCACTGCTCTTTTTTGCCCACTAAAGCTTCCATCAACTGTTATAAGTGAACCGCCAGGACTTCTAAAACTCCAGATTCCCATTCGTGGGCTGTATTGGCGGCCTTCGCCTTCATGAAACTGATCTTGCACTGTGTGCAAGTATGCATTGCTATCTTTTGGTTTTGTCCCGGCTTCTACGTCACCACCACCGTCACGTCCCAAGTTTAAATCACCGATAATTTTGAGACGTTTGACTATGTTTACCCTTTGCGCTGTTGGCTTTATGTTGTCTCTGGGTACGGTAATAACTTGATAATTTAAACGATAACCTGTTCCATTTGGTATCGCCCCATAAGCACCAAACTCAGTGTTATTTGCTGGCGTGTACGCATGGCAAAACGCTGTGTCAAGGTCTTGAACGTTTGTTGGGCAAACAAAAACTTCAGCACTTGCATCATTCTCAGTAGACGGATCACCACTTGCAAGATCGCCGCGAGTTCCTTCTATTAAGTCACCTGCTAATACCCGACTGCTGCCTCCTGTCGCAGAACCTTTCTTCCAATAAAAAGCAAAGAAATCTTTGTAGACAGTGTCTAAAGCATTGTTGCCAAGAAAAATACCTTCTAATCTTGGCTGAGCGATTCCATTGTCAGCCACACCTTGCTCACCAACTACGAATAAAAGCCTTGCTTGTTGTTGTGTGCCATGGCTGAGCATCCGTGACCAGACAAGCTTTGGCACGGTTAACATGCCGCCAATCTTTCTTGCTTCGTCATACAACCCAAAGATGATGGGTATTGGTGAGGAATAATCTGCAAGCTCACTAATGGTTTCAAACCCTCTGGATGGGGTGAACCGGCTTGCTCCACTAATGCTTTCTAAATCAACGCGGCCTGACTTAGGGGCCGAAGGCATCTTGGGCTTTGGCGTCAGCAGATAAGAAGCGCCAGTCAGCAAAAGGCTGATGCCAAGACTAATCAGAGCACTAACGCCAAAATCACCGGCCTGAATGTCAGGAATTTGGTCATACTCAGCAGGTCTTAATGCCCCACGACACCTGACCTCAGCAGCAAACTTGCGGTACTCCTCTTCCGTTATTCCGATCGTCTTAATTAACTCTTTCTCGTACGGAAGCAGTGGTACGTCGTAAACAGACGGGCCGAGGACCACTGCACCCTTTTCAGTCCTCGATTGACGTACAAGATTCCCGTCTGCCATGTGACTGCGAATGCCCAAGATTGCTGCGGTAACAGCAGAATATCCCCATCATACTCAGGCTTCTTAACCCGAAAACCCCAGTTCAATAAATCACGCGATACTTCCCACTTGCTTGCTTCATACCAGGATTGCTTGAATGCCGGCGCTGTGATGCCAAGCTCACCCCAAACCTTGTAACAAAGGTGGATGCAATCAATATGGCCATCACTACCGTCAGCGCCGAGCCGATACGGCATCCCGATGAGATCAGCGCAGCCGGACATTGTTGCTTACTGGCAAGTTGCCCACAATTCGTTGCGTCAACGTGCGCCTTGGTACGTCCGTCCCAACAGCATCAAGCACAGAACTCAGTTCTAAATTCAGCGAAGTGTTGTCCCACTGTCCGCCTGTTACCTGGCCGGTGTAGGTGTGAACGATTGTGTTTGTTGTTGCTAAGCCTGTATCAGGGTCTGGGTCTTCAATAATCAATACGTCAACTTCCATCAACCAACTGCCTTCGATTGCACTAACGCCCCAAGCGCGAGACAAGTCGTTATTGGGGAAAACAAGCGTTGCTTCTAAACCATCACCCGTGCGGTTGACGGTGACGCCCGAAAAGCCAAACGGCACAAACTGATAGCCAGAGCCAGAGTGCGTAATCTCTTTGCCGATAAAAAAGTTCTGAAAGCGGTAAAGCTCTGTTTGCTCAGGCTTTATTCGTAGTGCATGGCCGAAAGCAAAACTTGTCATATACCTACCCTCTTGCGGGTGCTACCGCTCATCTGTAATCGTTTTAGCGTGTTCTGTTCACCGCGTTGTGCGCCTTGTGCCGCTGCGTTTCGCATCCCAGATTGGAACTGATCAGCGGTTACATAATCAACGCTGTTGATACGTTCCACGGTGTAGCGAACATCGATTGGTGCGGCAACTGCGGCGCCGCCATCGCCTGATGCGGATGATCCACCATCAGAAGGAATAACACCACCACCGCGCGAGCCGCGTGAATAACGGGCCATGCTTTCACGCATTTTGGACTGAGGAATGATGTACTCAGGCTCACCACCTTCACCAACAAGGCCAAGAGTTGGTTTGCTGACTACGCCACCTTCGTTAAATGCTTGAAAACCGCTGGGAAGATAATTTCCTTCTTTGTTTTTAAGAACGCTATCTAAAACGTTATTTGGCACTCCCGCAAAGCTGCCCCCATCACCGCCGCCACCGCCGCTACCTCCGCCAGGCATTGAAACGCCTAGCGCCTTCATGATCGTGCCGTACAAAATCATCGCTAACTGCTGAGCAATGATCTTTTTCGCCATTCCCAAGAAATCAGCGGCAATAGATTTCAACATCCCTGCTAATGCTTCCTGTCCAGACTTGGCACCAGTAACAACAGCCCCAAAAGCGTTAGCAAACGCATTACCCATTGATTGAGCAGCAAACGCAGCCTGGTTTTGCGTATCCAAGAGCTTCTCAAGCTGCTGCTGCATTTGATAACCAGGGTCAGCCTCAAGCCGACGTTGCGCAGCATCGGCAGCGTCTTTGTCTGCTTTTGCTTGAATCTTTGCCAACCTTTCTGCATTTTCTGTCCTGGCCTTTTCAGTGTCAAGCAACGCAATTTTATTTGCTAATGCGTTGAGATCAGCTTGCTGGCCTAGCTCTGCTGTTTCTGCAATATTTGCCAAAGCGTCTTGCCGTTCAAATTCAACTTGCAACTCTTGACGTAGTAAATCGGTGCTAGCTTCTTTTAACTTAATTTGTCGCTCAAATTGCTTGCTTAACTCTGCACCGGATTTTAACTGTGTATTTAGTAACTTCTCTGCTTCACCGGCTGCGTTGCCACTTAAGTCAGGACTAAAATCAGGAACATTCGTCTCAGTAATCTTTTTAGGCGGGTTCACTGCGCCACTTTGCATCTGTCTGATTCTTTCAATATCAAAACCTGCACCTTGAGAAGCATCGTATGTTTGGATGCGCTTAATTTCTTTGAAAACAGGATCATCGAAACCGTCTGCCCTTAATATTAAACGGCCAAGTTGATCTGCTGCAAATTTAATTGCATTGCCTAGCCCGCCGAACGCATCACCCACAACACCAAGTTGCTTCCCTAAATTAGTAACTGTTCCGTTAACAGCTTCCGCAACTGCTTTAAACCCTTCAGTCGCTTCTGTAATTCCATTAATTGCGTTGGCTGTCGCATCAAGGATTGGTATAATTGCTTGAGCTAATGCTGCTTGATCAGAAAATAAATTTTGAATTGCAACACCGACACGACCCCAAGCACCGCCAATAGTATTAGCCGCTTCCTGTTGTGCTTTCCTTGCTGCACCTGCAGCATTCTTTTGGTTTTCTAATAACTCCTCAAATCTTTCAAGGTTTTGTAAAACTGGCAGCAAAGCAGGCCCAGCCTCAGTACCAAATGCCTTAAATAATTGTCCTGTGTCTAACCCAGCCGCTTCAATCTTTTTAAAGGTGCCTAACAATCCATCAGCTTCAAGCGATGCTGCGTTGATGTTTAAGCCAACTCCTTTAAGAGCCTTTGTTGCTTCGCCACTAGCTAAGCGAGCTAATGCTCCTTTAAGACCTGTAAACGCAACTTCAGCCTGATTGCCTGACGCAGTTGATTGAGCAATGACCGCGTTAATCTCTGTAATTGGGATTTTTAATCCCGCAGCGGCTGAAGCTACCTTGCCGATATTCTGTGCGTACTGATCAACAACAATTTTTCCATCATTTTGGGTCTGGATAAACCCATCTACTAATAAGGCCGCATCATTGGCGCTTTTGCCGTACGCATTAAGAACAGAAGTTGCAGCATCTCCGACCGTGTTTATATCAGAGAAGCCACCAACGGCACCCAAGCTGGCCGCCTTCAGGACTAACGCTGCATCAGCAGCATTAGTAAACCCAGCCGATGCAACGTCATAAGCCGCAGCGGTTAATTCGGCAACACTTGCATTGCCCTCAAGCTCTGCCGAAACATTTTTAAGCGCAGCCGCTAAAACATCGGAGTCAACTCCAAGCGAACGAACTTTTGCTAAAGCAAAATCTTGCCCAGCGATAGTACGCAATGCAGCCGTTGCCGCACTAATAGCAGCTGTAACGCCAAGCAATGGCCCTAAGGCCGCTTTAAATGCAAGACCTAAAGCCCTTACCCCTGGCACTGCTGCTTTCGCTCCAGTACCAGCAGCAGCCGCAGCCTTACCAGCGCCTATAAATTTTCCATTTACGTCTCTTAAGCGGCCATTAACGTCTTTGGTAGCGCCAGCGACGCCATCCATTGCACGCTCAAATTTTTTCGCTGCTCCTACAGGCTGGGCTGTTTCAAGGGCAATCCCTATGCGGGAGATAAGCGCAGTCATACCTACCCATCCATTGCCTTGAGTTTAGCGCCCACGCTTCGCTTTCTTCATCGCAGCCTGTTGCTCTTCATTTAACAGGTCAAAATAAGCCGACCAAATTAACAGCTCTTCTATTGTCACCTCGTGCTTGAGCTTGACCAAGGTGTAGCCAAGCTCCTTCGCAACGCCTAGCTGAAGCCGCAACAAATTATCTTTTTTTAGTTCAGCCTTTAACCTTTTGGGTCAGCCGCCTCCGTGCTGTCCTCTTCAATCACGGCAAGCATCAAAGACTGCAGATCAGCATCCCGAACATCGTTCTTAAGCTCTGCTGCTTGACCTAGTTGGAAAAGCCGCTTGCCGTCCTCATCCTGCGCCTTAAGAATTAAAAGCTGCAACGCAAATGCGTTCGTGTCGTCATTAGATCCTTTTTGAGCACGTTCACGCTCCGCCATTGTTAACGGAGAACGCCAAAACACAAACTCTGAGCCATCAGATAAAGCAACAACTTTTTTGACTGGCTGCAAATTGGCGGCTTTCTTTAGTTGATCGAGAGCACTTGCCACAAAAGATAATTTCTGTTCGTTGACAGCTTACACATAAAAAAGCCCCTGGCACAAGCCAAGGGCCACAGAATCTGTTGCCTGAACTTAGGACTTGGCGAAGTCAAAAGTTGGGGCTGCAGAAGGACGGAATGCAATCTCCACGCTTTGAGCATCATCTGGGTTGACGCTGTAGCTGGCAGAAGTCAACACAGCAGCAAACTCAATTGACCGACTTGTGGTGTCGTTTGGCGAGGAGCCAGTCAAAATCAAGTCTGTGTAGAGCTTGAAAGTTGCGCCAACTTGATTCCGCTGAAGTACATCCTCAATCAAACGACTTGCAATTGTGGTGTCGTCGTCTGTGGTGTAAACAGTGGCCGAGCCAGTGCCATCAGCAAAGCCAGTAATAAAGCTGCGGAACGGTGCGTTTTGGCCAAGCGTTCCACCGATGCTGGTTACATCAATTTCTTCGCGCGTAACCTCAAAGCTCCATTCACGAACGTCGCCCACTGATTGAAATTCAGCAAACTTGATTGTGAAGGGCGTCGTGCCGTCAGTGCCGTCATTAGTGAGAGCCAGTTCAGAGCCACCGGCAGTCGCAGCAAAAGTTGCTGCACCGGTTGCAGCTACATAAGTCCTGATGAAAACATCAGTGCTGGCCGATGTCCCAGCAGGCAAAGTGCCCCCCGTACCGGTTCCTAACGAAACCTTGTCATCGACCTTGAAATTTAAAAAAGTGCCAACATTGATCGTGTTGCTGGCACTGGTGACGTTTGCGGCTTTAAACGTGCTGTCGGTCCCAGCAGGCTTGTAGTAAAGAGCGCCGGACGTACCGGACAGAACAGTAGCCATAGTGTTAAGCGGTAGTGGCTTTCTAACCTATTGTAAGTAGGCGTCAAAAGTTACGCTGACCTGAGTTTGGAAATAACTCTCAGGGGCAGACGGCGTAATTGTCAAGGGTCCGGATGCAGGGTCAAAGGTGACGCTGTTGACAGTGACGCGATCAAAAAGGTCTTTGACACGCTCAGCAATCGTGTAGTTGGCCCCTGCCCCAACACCAGTGGCGGTGAAGATGCTGACAACAACAACACCGGTTTGACGGTTAAAGCCTGTTGTTGGGGCCTGCAATGTGAAATATTCATTGTCATTAAACTGAAGCTGCACTTGAAGCCAGCTATCTGTATTTGGCGGGATAAATGACGAGTTGGCATAAACGACCGGAATGGCTGGCGAGCTTGCCATTTCAGTGGCAATGCGCCCTTCAATAACAGCACGAACGTCGTTATAAGTGCTGGTCATGACTCTGCCTCAACGCGTGCCGCAAGCGTAGGGATTAGGCGTTGCACACGCTTTGCCGTTGCTTGAACCCAACCAGGGCCATCAGTTTGAATGCTGCTGCCTTCGCCAGGCGTGTCCCAAGTCCTAACTTCTCGCGTTGGCTTATACCGAGTGACTTTTTTGCTGCCACTGCCCTTTGCTGCATTGGCAAGCTTTTCTGCATACGGCAAATTGTTGTAAACGTTGTAAACATTGCCCATTCGTTCTTTTTGATAGCCAATTTTTCTTGGCTGCTCAGCGTTTGGCTCCGGATAAGAATCTTTTCCTGCAGGCTCACCAGGGAATGAAGCGTCGTTTTGCCCTACAGCCCAACTTGCTTTAAACCGGCCAGTATCTACCGGGCTGTTCTGCACCAAAGACTTGTAAGTCTCTGCTACTGCTAAATCAATTAACTTTTCATACTTGTTTTTTACGTGCTGGGGAACCGCAGTGATTTTTATATTTCTTGCCATCGTTATGCCCTCAGAATTAGTTCGTGAGTGATTGCCGTGTTGTCTTGCTCTGTCGTTTCAACGCGAATGATCTGATGCACGACCGTGCTGATTACAACGCGATCTTTTGTGCCAGGCGCTGACGGCAGCTCTTTAGCTGCAATTGTCAAACGCTTGTCGCCTTGCTGGATAAGCTCATTCACCTCGCGAACGCTTACATCTTCCAAGACACCTTTAACGTCGGTGTCACTGGTTGTCTCGGCAATTGCGCCCGTTGTGGCGTCATAAGTGCCAGCAGAAACGTAACGAACTGTCACATCACCACCGAACGTTGCGATGACAGTACCGGCCACTTTTTCAAGGGATTGAGCAAGTCCCATCAGACGCTATAAACAACGACATGACCAGAGGTCAAAGTAATCGAAGTGAAAATTACGCCTTCAATGCAAGCGCCATGGTGAAGGTCAATTGCAGACGGGGCGCCTGACCCGTTCTCAGTAATGCCCTCAGAAGTCATCGCAGCAATAACTGCATTCTTCAAGGCTTCCACCTTGTAAAACCTGCCAGTGTGCGCGGCTGTATCAGTGATGATAATTGCCTTTGACGGCGAATAACCCATGCCCATGATCAGCTCCGTTTGATTGCGATGTTGCCTGGTCCACTAATTCTAAGCCCTGTCAAGTAACGCTCAACCATTGGCGGGATTCGATCTGCGCCAACAGCACCGGTCTTGTCAGGCGTTACGTCAAGGCTGCCGATCTTGACGTTCTTAAAGTCTTCAAGACCGCCAAGGCTGATGCCATCAACATTATTTTTCAGATAAACAGCAAGCTCAATCTGAGCACGCTTGACCTGATCAGGAACTTCGGTGTCGGTGTAGTAATCGTCGGATATGCGGAACGGAAACCCGGTCGCGTAAGTATTGACGTAGGTATCGGGCTTTCGCACGCCAGTACGCGGCCATTGCAGTGCCTGTGTGTCGGTGGCGCGTGCGCCTAAAAATCTTTCGCGGTCAAGCCGCTGTGTTGCTGCTGTCAACGCACGATTGCGCGAATCTGCATTGCCTGTCGTCCACTTGGCAGCGTCAGTGCTTTCAACCATCGCTTCAACAAAAGCGTCAGCCTCAGCCAGCGTTATGTAGCTGTTGGCGCTTGCGTCGCCCGCTGTTGCGTTGATTGTTACTGCCATCGGGCTTCACGTCAGAAGTCTTTGATTTTGGCTTTTCAGGGGCGGAGGCCACCGCTTGCGCAGCAGCCTCACGTTCCTTCATTCGCCTGAAAGCGAATAAACCCATCAGGAGCTTGCGCCCTTCAGAGCTACAAAGGAAAGGACAATGGCCTCTCCCAGTGAACCCCCAGACAGGTTTGCAACGGTAATCGCGAACGAGCCAGCAGCAATTGTGTTGGCTTGAACGAGATAAGCGCCAGCAGTTCCGGCGGAGCTGTGGTTAACCACAACAACGTCAGTAGCTGCAATTTCGCTGTTAGTAACCGCAAAGGTCACTTCAGCGGCAGCCGCCAGGGCTGCGTCGTCAAGGGTGATTTGACCTGAAGCTGCGTTCAGAGTCACACCTGTCGCTTTGCTGGTGGCCTGGGTGACAGTGCCGCCAGTTGTCGGGCCAATAAGTTTGCCCGCTGTTGCCTCAAAAATGGATGCCATGGTTAATTACTCCCTCAATCAAGGTTAGAAGTGGAAGTAATCCGCACGATTCCAATGTTGTTGGTCTCGTAAACCTTTGTCCAGTTTCCAACGGTCTCAAGTTGAGCGCGAGTTGGATTTGAAACAGCAGAGGAGAACTTCGAACCTACCGGGTGGTAGACGTAATGAAGATCGATCGACATTGCATCACTCTTGGCGAGGATGTCGCGATCGGTTTCAGTCTGCAAGCCAAGCTGTTCGCCGGAAGCGATTGCACCTTGGGTGAACAGATAAGAAGCGTATTCAGTGGATGAACCGCTATTTGCTGTTTGAACGTCTGCAGAGACGATCACGCGCAATCCCATGAATGTTGGGACTTGCACCTGGCCGAATGCGTTTGCAGTCGAACCTTGGCTGGCTGCTGTGTCAGCAGCACCATTGTCGTCGTAGATGAAGTCGATTGCACGACGCTCCATCAAGTCGTAGTACACATTGGGGTGTACGCAGATCGCAGCAAGCTTTTCGCCTTGATCGCCTAGCAATGCTTTGCCAGTAACAATTTGACGTGGTCCAAGCACGGTTGGAGTATCACCAGATCCGCCATCAACGGCTAAGCCGAGAAAAGCACCACCAGCGGTATCACCAACTGCGCCAAACACACCACCAAGGCAAGACAAAAGGTCTTTCTGACGCTGGTTGGCAATGTAATCAGCAATCTTGGCGCCAATGGCAGCCATCGGATCAGAACCAGCAGCCAAAGCAGCAAGGTCGCGTGACTCGAAAGCACGACCACGGTGCAAGACAGCAGCAACCTGCTTGTCTGCAGTGATCTTGCCTGGGGTCAATGAAGAACTATCAGTAAGAACTTCAAAGTCACCAGAAAGGTTGGCTTTGTAAAAGGGCACGTTCACGAAGTCGCCACCACCCTCTGCAGCATTTAGCTCAGCCATTGGCTGCACCACACCGGAAGCCAAAAAGGCATCACGCTGAGTGGTTTGCTCAATGACGTAAGGCGTAAATACCTCAGGGATGATGATGTCGCTCCTAAGAGTCGCCATCTGTCAAAAAAAGAGAATGTTTACGGTGTGGGCACAGCCCTTAGGCGCAGCACAGCTTTGCCATTAGGTCACATACTAACGGTTAGCTGCGTTTTTCAACCTTTCATACATGTCACGATCAGTTTTAAATAAGCGTGATTGTTCTGTGAGGTTGAACGTTTCTTTGCTAAATGGATTTTTCACACCAGCAACAGAATCGCTAGCTGCACGCCCAGATGGTGCGCCACTGCCTTGAGGTTTTGGTTGCTTTTGCATCCAAGCTGGCAAAGTCTTGGCCCATTCCCCGACAGGCGTTCGTTGATAACCATCGACAACAACGACGGTGCCATCAGGCTCACGCTCGATTTGTTCACTCGTCAACTTGGTTTTTAAAATCAAGTCCGGGTCATGAACAACATCAGCCAACGCACTTACAGCAGGCGTAATTAGTTCCAGCTCACGAACACGCGCTTCGAGTTCAGAAATGCGCTTGTCCTTCTCCGCCGTCGCCTCACGAAATTGTTGCTCCAAAGCTTGTCGGGCTTCGCCGTACTTGCCTTGCTTTTCCAAGTCTGCTTGTTCCGCCTTAGCTTTGAAGTCCAGTAACTCCTGAACATCAACGCCATCAGGCACAGCCTTTGCTTGAGCTTTTGCTTTTTTGTACTCATCCAGCAATTCAGCGTTTTTACGCCTCATTGATTCGAGTTCTGTTTTTAATTCGCTGGTGTCAACAGATTGCTCCACAGGAGCAGTTTGTTCTTCGGACATGAATTAGCCACAGGCTAAATTGC